CCGAGAAGACCTTCCGTCTCCCCTCGGCCATCCCATTGCTGGGATTGGTAGGTCCTATGGATTACCAAGGGTCCTGAACATGGCTACTCCGAGAGTGCCCCCCACGTCCCAAGCCAGGCGATTTGGCTTAGAAGGCCGTTGGATTCCTTATCGGTGCTTGCATAAGCAAACAAACAGTTTAATAAACTGTAGCCGAAAGGCGCTCTTACAGAAAATATGATCTGGCATCTTTATAGTTGCCTGATCACAATTTGCCAAGGATGATCGCAGAAATGCTGCTACGACACAAAGACACTGTAGCCGGTCCCCAGACAAATCCCTGTGAAGGAATCTATCCGGATCATAGGGCGTACAGCTCTCTGTATTTTAGCAACCACACCGTCACTGAGGTTTCAATGACTGTAGAGCGAGGCGTACTCGTCCCTTCACGGGGATGACACAAAACTTCTACATGGTACGGGAAGCCTTCTCCCGATCTGCTCCCCAGGTTAACACCTGGAAAGAGGGGTTGAAAGTACCCACTACTCAAATCAAACACTAAAATTAATTAATGCTTAACTTTTTCATGGTATCCCGAACCTTTTCAGTTTCGTCAGCACAATTCACCTTAAATAATCATAAATTATTTCCGAAAGTGGATTGGGAGCGAGTTGAAGCTGGTAACTATGCTGTAGTAGACCCGGTTAATCCCGGAGTCATCTTGTACCTTTCGGAGCAAGACTACATCATAATGGTGCGTGTAGCCATAACGTCTAACCGAACCCTAAAGGTTCTGGCGGCGCCTGGCGAAACACCGGACATCAACAATACAACCTCTCAAGATCCTTCTCAAAATTCCCCCCATGACAGTCCTTGGGAAACTATCCTAAAATTAGGAAAGCGTACCTCGGAAGGTCAAAAGGGTAAATCTAGATTCCTGAATTTGTGGCGATCTGTTCTCCAGCCTTACTTTAGTAAGACCAAAGCGACCCATTCCACAGCATCCGGAGTAGATGGAATTTCAATGATCGGACTGACACGTGAAAACGTAGCTCAGTGGTTTCACCGTTGGCACGATTGTGTCCATTGGTGGAGCCGTGGCTCTTTATTGACCACTGTCCAGAAAAGCGAAAGGTCAACTTTCGGGTACTTCCTCTATACGATCTTAAAGAACAACGGGATCAACCACTTAATCGCAAGATTAAAAATCATGCTATTCGTTGTAAATGCCTACCTTGGAGGCAGACGACTTACTACGACGGCCGAACTCGGTTTCCGAATTCGGTTGCGTAAGGGTCTACCCGCTGCACTTCCTCGACTCGTAAGAGAGGGGATCCGGTTAGGTAACAAGCACTACGTCCATATCTGGACGAGTATGTTGTTTTCCTATAAGGGAATCCTTGGTACATGGCAGGAACCTCGTTTAGACCAAAGCTCTATCACTCAACCACACCCTGCTATCCACGATAACACGAAGCTCCTTGATTTTGGAGCATTTGCCGGATTCTTCTGGCAGATGCTTCAAGTCCTGGGAGTCCGTGATCCTAACTTTAAGGTTAAAGGAACATTCTTCTCTACCCATGCAGGGCCTAACCACGGTGTCACAATCTATGGAGCCGGTATCGATGCCTTCCTTTGGGAGGCAATGGATCGGTTTGGATTCAAGCACAGCTTGGATCCTTCCACTGGAAAGTTAACCGTGATACAGGACATCATGAGTCCAGACTCATGGACGGCGACTGCCATCCGTGAAGTTACTGGAGTTTCCCGAAATTATATTCGGGAGTGGCTAGAGGCGACAGGTCAACCGGAACTGTGGAAACAGATCCGTCTAACTGCCAAAATGTTCGCTCTAAACCATTCAGTTTTGAGATCGGTCAAATCAGCGAATGACCTTTTAACGGTAATCGCCAAGGACGGTAAAGAGGCCCCTGCTTGGGATAGTAGCTATCTCACCAGATCAGGTTTCTTCGGTATGAATACCGAATTCTATCGGTTCTCTAATCCAACTTTACAACGACTTCATAATCTTTACGAAGCCGCTGGTAAAATTAGAACGATTGCAATAGTAGACTATTGGACGAATTTCGTCCTCAAGCCTCTCCATGATTGGATGTTTGAAGTGCTACGTCTCCTTCCACAAGACGCCACCTTTGACCAAGAAGGTCGTGTGCGGGATTTTGCTGCGCGTGGGTACACTCACGTGTACTCATATGACCTAAAATCGGCCACTGATTTGATTCCCCTAGCGATATATCGAAAGCTTTTTGCTCACGTTATGCCCGCTAGGGTGTTAGAGATTTGGTTCGACCTTTTAGTGTCGCGAAAATTTCTGGTACCTAAAAGTACTATGAAAGCATATCCTAATCATCCTCCCCGGATTAGCTACGAAACAGGTCAGCCGATGGGAGCACTGACAAGTTGGGCGTCAATGTCACTGGTGCATCACGCACTTGTGCTTTTCGCAGCCGTGTCAAGCGGTAAAATCTTACCACGAGACATCCTCTCTTTCAAGGACTATATGGTCCTTGGGGATGATATTGTTATTGCCGACAAAGCTGTTGCAGAAATGTATGTTGCCATCATGAAGGAACTACACGTGCCGCTTTCATTAGCCAAATCACACATCAGTGAAGTTGGTATGTTCAATTTCGCGAATCAGACCTTTGTAAAAGAGGTTAATGTCTCCCCCGTTTCTTTACGGGAGGAGATTAACGCCAACAGTCTTCCAGAGCGAATCGAAATGATTCTGCGCCTGGCTAGACGTGGGTGGAAAGATCTCGGAAGTAGAACATGGGTAACACCTATATGTAAAGCGCTTGTAGGACCGGATGTTTGGTATCACCTTTCGGAAGAAATCCGGAAAGGTGTGGTACCGCCTGTAATCCGTTGGATCCTTGCAACCATGCTGACTCCTGGCGCAACCCGAATCGGGTTCGCAGGTTTAAAGTCAGTGACCCTTGAGATCTTCTTGGGAGCGATGCTCCGAAAGAGTGATCTATGGGGGTTCCGCATGGCTCGAATGGGCGATCTGCTAGATCGCCATCGAAGCAAGGGGCTCCTAGTATCCCTACTAGGAAAGTACGTCAATGCCGTCTATGAGAATTTTCTACGCAGCCGAAAACGGCTCGAGAATTACCCACAGTGGGTTACCGCTGTGGTCTCAGTAGACCTTGAATGGCTCTTTAATAGAGTTTTCGACGAGGCACGTACTACGGCCCTCCAACGTTGGACGGATACTTACCGCCTTCCCTTGAAGGAGATCCAAGTCGCTTCCAG